GGGAGCGGTATTAGTGTTCCAACCACAGTAAGTGGTCGGGCATACTCTCTACTGGCGGGTGCCAGCAGACCCATTTCCGCACGTATTTGTGTTTGAAAATGGGGACCGATGACGTCTGGGTCGCACTATGAACCTCGACACCTATCCATGGTCCGCCAAATTTTACCTGGCGGTTCTTGTTAAGAAACCATAGATAGTAACCCCTGATATCCTTGAAACTACGAGTCACACAGAAAGGAACGTATGACTTGAAGTAGTCCAAGCGGGGGCCCTGCTTTTTGTGCAGGCGAGTGGTAATGCGATTTACCAGCAGTCCTTGGTTACGCGCTACTCTTGGATCAATCCAGACTCCAGAAAGCGTACTTTCGTTGTACGGGACCTTCGGCAGGTTATGACCGGCTATCACCTCGGTCAGATATTTGCCTAATTTAGATCCCGGGAAAGTAAGGCACCCTAAACTATTCACCAGGTGGCACAGGACGGCCTTGCGGCTATCCAACCCCCTGATAAAGACGGGCGTCACGTCAACACCATTGTAGTAATCTCCTCCACAACTTTCCCTAAAGGGTCCATCATGGAAAGACTTTTCTTCGTTAATGGTGAAGCCAAGGAAAGACGTTATGCGCTTATACTCCTCATAGTACTTGGATTCGATAATTACATCGTCTCCGTAAACCAGAAAAGTACGTGAACCCAACGCATAACAAACGGCAGCGAAAATCAGTGTCTCAAGCGTGAATGTTGCTCCGTTCCCCATACTGGAGAATTTGGAGTACACGCCTTCACCAAACGCACCCCGGAACATCGGGGATCGCACGTCGCACAAAAAGCGAAACCAATCTCCTGGCAACAACCAAGAGACTACGTGATAGCTTATAGTGTCAGACGCACTGCTAAAGTCCACTGTAACATAATCATTGTGGATTGAAGCATGTTTGGCTTTACGCTGATTCGCAGACTGGTCGCGCAGATCAATGTTAAATCGCCTAAGTTGTCTTTTGGCGTACGTGTCGAATGCAAGCTGTAGGGGTAAGTTACCCTCTGGCTCACAAGCGATCGTTCGATCTGTCTTCCAGTTCTTCG